GCGCATCGAGGCCAACCTTGAACCGCTCAACCGCGAGGGGAACCTCATCCTCAACGAGGCTGAACGGGACAATCCGCACATGAAGGAACTGGAGGATCAGTTCAAGTTGTTCACCCTGACCATGCGCTATCCGGCCGACGGACCGGATGCGGTCGAAGGGGCGAACCGTATCATTGACGAACTGATCAGGCGCATTGAACCGCCCGTATTCCGATCACGGAAGGATGTAAGAAAACGGAATAAGAAAAGATTATGACAACTCTAAAACAATAGGACTATGAGCAAATTTGTTGAACTTACCGATTACGATGCGAGCATCCACCGAGACATCCTCGACGCACTGGTTCGCGAAGACGAAACGGTCATTGAGGTTTGCGAGGACAGGGCCATTGCCGAAATGCGGTGTTATTTGAGCAAACGCTACGACTGCAACAAGATTTTTGCGGCCACCGGGGACAACCGGAACCAGCTCGTGCTGATGATGGTCATCGATATGACGGTCTATCACATCTTCTGCATCCACAACCCGCAGAAACTTTCCCAGGTACGCAAGGATCGTTACGAACGGGCGGTGGAATGGATGAAGGCGGTGGCCGACGAGGACATTTCAATCGAAGGGGCTCCGCTGCTGCCCGAGGAACAAAGGGCGGGCAGGTCGGATTTCCGCATTCAAAGCAACCGCAAACGAACGAACCACTGGTAAAAAGCAAGCATCATGAAAAAGAAAAACAGAAAAAACAACAAAGCCGGCATCATCACCGTAGGGGGAAACTTCACGTTGCCGGGACAAAAGAGACCGAATGTGATTGTGCTCACACAGCCCAAACGCTTCGGGCTGGACATTTCCGACTACATGGCAGCCGTAAGGGCGGCCGAGAATGTCGATTTCTCGCGACGTTACAAACTTTATGACCTCTACGAGGACATTCTGATGGATACCCACCTTTCCTGTGTGCTCGAAAAGCGAAAGAATGCCGTGCTGTGCTCCAACATGGAATTCCGGGTGGACGGGAAGCCCGACGATAAAATCAACGAACAGATACAGTCGCCCTGGTTCAACCGGCTGGTGGGTGACATCCTTGATGCGAAATTCTGGGGCTTCTCGCTCTGCCAGTTCTACAAGCTGCAGGAGTGGGTGGATTATGACCTGGTACCACGCAAGCATGTGGATCCGGTCAGGGAACTCATCCTGCGCCACCAGACGGACATTACCGGCCATTCCTGGAATGAATATACCGACCTGCTTTTTGTGGGTTCACCGTCCGATTTGGGGCTGTTGGCCAAGGCTGCACCTTGGGTCATTTACAAACGTAACACCACGGGCGACTGGGCACAGTTCTCCGAGGTATTCGGCATGCCCATACAGGAATATATCTATGACTCCGACGACGACGAGTCCCGCCAGCGGGCCATGGAGGATGCGGCCAACGCCGGAAGTCTGGCGCAGTTCTTTCATGCCAAGGACACGGAACTCAAACTTACGGAAGCCGGAAACAAAACAGGGTCTGCCGATGTCTATGAACGCCTCTGCGAACGGTGCAACAACGAAATTTCCAAACTGATACTGGGCAATACGCTGACAACCGAATCGTCCGAAAAAGGCACACAGGCTTTGGGTACGGTTCATAAGAAAGTAGAGGACAAGGTACTGGAGGCTGACCGGAAATACGTGCTCAACGTGCTGAATTACGACATGACGGACATTCTGCTGCGCATGGGCATCAATACTGAAGGGGGGACATTCTGCTTTCCGGAACCGAAAGAAACGGATGCCGGTACCAAAATATCCATCCTCACGCAGCTGAAGAAGAACTTCAACATCCCCATCGACGACGATTATCTCTATGAGGAATTCGGTATCGACAAACCGGCCAATTACGAGCAGCTGAAGGCGGAACAAAAGACGGCTGAACAAGCCGACCGGATTCCAAGCCCGAAGAAGGAGCCGGAGCCAGCGAATAAGGGACGGGATGATGAACCGACACCGAAACAGAAAAGAAACTTCCGGAACTGGCTCAAAGGTTTTTTCGTGAAAGCCCCGGCAGACGGGGCAGCTTTAGACTGGTAGTCGACAGACTGTATGCGGCTGATAATGGCAGCGTCTCCATGGAGTTTGACTTCTCCGAAGAGGTGCTGCGGCGTGCCTTGCTGAACATATACAGCAGGGACTTTCATCCGGCAACCGAAATCGAAATCAACCTGTTCAATGAAATATGGGCAAAGATGGACAAGGCGGCAAAGGAAGGGTTCAGCAAATCCAAGGCCATTACTCCGGACGAGGATTTCAGAAATGCCATACTCCGGAACAATGCCGTATTCTCGGCATTCAAGGTACATCGTATGCAGAATGACATGGCACGACTTTTATTGGATTCAAACGGCATTTTAAAACCGTTCGACAAATGGGTACAGGAAGTCTTGCCCATTGCTTCCCATCAGGTTCGTCACTGGCTGCGGACGGAGTATGATACGGCGGTCATCCGGGCGCATCAGGCGGCTGACTGGCAACAGTTCCTGCGCGAACGCGATATTCTGCCCAACCTCAAATGGCTACCGTCCACCTCCATTCATCCGGGGGCTGACCACCGCCCGTTCTGGAATACCATCCGGCCGATTGATGACACGTTCTGGAACATCCACCGACCGGGCGACCGGTGGAACTGCAAGTGCGACCTCACTGCCACCGACGAGGAGCCGACACCACTTCCGGACGAAGACGACAAGAACAAGCCCCAGCCCGGACTGGATAACAATCCGGGAACGGACGGCAAACTGTTTTCCGACAATCATCCATATCAGGCAGAAGCCCACAAGGGTGCCCATAAAGCGGTGGATAAACTTATGGCCCGTATTGACGAGATGATTGCGGAAATGCCGGACTACCTTACCGGGGAGGAAAAAATGGCCATTGCCCGGAACAACCTCGAAATGGAAAAGGCTCTTAAAATCAAAAAAGGAAAACCTATGGATGTGGATAAGGCGGATAAACAGAATGCGAATCCCAAACACGTGGACGAGTATATTCCTGATCCTAACGGGATATATCGTGATAAAAGGGGAAACAGATACCGGAAGAACAGCGATTACGATAAAAAACGGGATACTCCATACAGTATCAACTGCCAGACTTGCGCACCGGCATACGCTTTACGATTACGTGGATGGGATATTACCGCCAAAGGCAATGTCGCAGGGTCTAAACTTGAATACCTGAGTAATGGACGTGCTTTTGAAGTCTGGAAAAACACCGACGGTACTCCGGCGCAACATATAAGTATAAACAGCTGGCTTGCGCACAAAGGGTACTTGAAAATGACCCCTAAAAGGTACATGGAGTATTTCAATGAGGTATGTAAGGAAGAAGGCGTGTATGAATTGAGTATCGGCTGGAAAAGCGGGGGCGGGCATGCTACAATCCTGCAACGGTTTGCGGATGGTGAACTAAGGTATATCGAACCCCAAAGCGATAATTCTGCCGGTTCAGGAATGGAATGGAAAGACGTAAAATATTTATGTGAAATAGGAGCTGCGACTTCCCACAACTGCAGGGGAGTCCTGAGAATTGACAATAAGCTATTCGATGTCTCCTTCCTCGATATTTTCGATACATGAATCGATAACGTCAAGGGATAACGGACCGGTTATTTCGGTTGCGTCTTTACCGTCATACAGATAGACGAAAGGATAACCGGTACAGGAGTCCCCCGGAAACTTGAACACATAGGCTTCCTGGCCTTCATAAATACCAAGGTATTCGAAGGTGTCACCGTATTGCTCAATAAGTACACGGGCCTCGTTCTTTACTTGTTCCGGTATATTCATAACGCATAAAAGGCATATTGGAAGCCTCGGTTGCAAAGTTATAAATTATTCTTGAATTACTGATGATTATGGACATAAAAGATTTTACGGAAATGATAAAGCGGAAACGTGACAGGCTGGACAGTATGATGCGCCGCAAAATGCCAGTCATGGTAGGACGAATGGCCAAAGACCATTTTCAGGATAACTTCCGGCAGGGTGGATTTGTCAATGGCGGTCTTCACCCTTGGCCCAAAGCCAAACGGCTGTCCTCGGGAGGTTCCGATGCCGCCAGCAATTATGGAACGCTGCTCTCCGGCAGGAAGCATCTGTTCAAATCGGTCGGATATACACCTGCAGACTACCGGGTAAGGGTATTCAACGAGGTGGTCTATGCACCCATCAACAACTGGGGCGGGGAAATCGATGTCACCGTCACAGACCGCATGAGGCGCTTTGCATGGGCCAAGTTCTACAAGGCTTCGGGAAAAAGAAAAAAAACCGGCACAGGGCAAAAGAAACGCGTCAAACGACGTTCCAAGCCGAAGGAACTGAATCCGCAGGCACAGTTCTGGAGGAACATGGCGCTTACCCCAAAAAAGAAACTGCACATCCGCATCCCGCAGCGCCAGTTCATGGGCGAAAGCGAAGAATTGAACCGGCGTATCCGGGAAAAGGTGGACCAGGAAATTACCAACATTTTAAACCAATAACGATATGGACGAAATTTTTATCGCAATCATGGAACAGATTGCACAGGAAATGCCGGAACTCTCTCTCATCGACGAGGACTACGGACAATTGGAAATGGGAGCAGAAGAAGACCAGTACCCGGTCACTTTCCCTTGTGTATTAATCGGAAATACAAACTCCGACTGGCACGACCTCGGATACGGGGCACAGAAAAGCGAATCCGCACTGACCGTCCGGCTGGCCATCGATTGTTACGACGATACAAGCTACGCATCCGGCACGTATGACAAGGTGAGGGAAAGGCAGCAGCTGGCCAAGAAATTATACAAGTCGCTGCAGTGTCTGCAATGCACGGACAACGCTTCGCCGCTGGTACGCGAGAAAAGCCGTTCGTATGCCATGCCGCATTACATCAAGGTCTATGAAATGACGTTCTCATTCACACTGCACGATGAATCGGCCATGCCGTCATCTTATGGGGAATAGTTCCAGCTGGGCGGCAGTCAGACGGGGGGCTTTCACCTTGGGAACAGGCTTCAGATTGTAGTCTGTTCCCTCACGTGATTTCCGGCGGATGATGGTCATGATACGTTCCTCGGATATAAAGAATTCGCGCTCCGACAACACTTTTAAAGCATCGTCGAACCGCAACCGCTGTATTTCTGTCCAATAGTAGTAACGACGGCATAGTGCCTCGTCACGCAGCTTGATCAGTTCTTTATCCCGTCCTTTGCCCATACATTTTATTTCTCTTACAAAAATAACTGATTTCCATCTATTTTAAGAACAAAAGCGCCGCAATTATAACAACTGCGGCGCTTTCTGTTTATAGGGTTAACGGGTTTCGGTTACAAACGGCAGAAACTGGGTTCAATGCGGGTCCATACGCCGTTTTCAGGGTTGCGGCGGCTGAAGTAGTAGTTGGTGGCATTGCGCTGCACTACATTAGCTTCCTTGAACAGGCGCATGATGTCTGCATACTCTTCATCGAACTTATCTTCCAGTTCATACAGCTTTGAAATGCTCTTGTAGTCCAGGTCGCCCATCTTGTTGCGCTCCAGCAGGGTCATGGCCATCTGATACATCGGATCATCAGAACCTTTCTCGCTGTTCTGCATGTAGCGCTTCAAATAGTCAATCAGACGGTCGGCTGCCATGTCGGCTCGTTCATCGAAGCCTTTCACCTTGTTGCTTTTCACTTCCAGACGGAAGTCTCCGTCCGTAATGGTATAGCTGCGCTGTTCGTCGCTTTTCACCTGGCCGTATTCCTTCATCACCTTGGTAAAGGCATCGGCTTCTTTTTCCAGCCATCCGCGGAACCCGGTCACGGCATTCACCATCTCAAGAACGTTGGTCTTTACTTCGTGCATAAACTCACCGCGTAATGCCTCGTAAGTTTCACGACGGGCGATGCGGTCTTCTTTCTCTTCTTGCTGCAGCTGGGCCATGAGGGCTGCTCGCTGTTCTTTACTCAGGGACTTGATGTCCACACTTTGATTGTTCTTTTCCATTTTAAATCATTTTAGTTGTTAATCAGCTATTACTTTGTCATCCTTCAGCAGCAAAGCGAATGTCCTGTCTCTTTCTGCTTTGGTTTCAAACTTCTTGTATGTCTTCCAGCCACCGTTTATGCCGGTACACATCTTTATCCTCGGGCCTGGATAATCATCCTTTCGTATTATACAGAACCCCGCTTTTATCAGCTTGTCTTGGTCATCTATCCTCATAATCATCCTGCTTTTCCGGTTCATCGTCTATCAGCATGGCCTCCCCATTGGCATACGCCCAGTCGGCCAGTTCGTTGAAAAACTCCGCTGCATCCTGGTTCTCCATATCGGATGTCGTAAGGGTCACGTCTTTTCTTATGCGCTCAAGCGCTTCATGTGCTTTTTTATCCATATTGCTCTATTTATCGGTTAAACCTCCTTTTCGTTGGATAGCCCGCAGTTTGATGGCCAGTTGTTCCAGCTCGGCTGTACTAACCTGAACAAAGGGCTTGCCGGCTATCCGGGGGTTGTTGCAGAATTCGTTCACCCGGTTCCAGTCGGTGGTGTCTATACCCAACTGTTGCATCAGCTTCAGGCAGACGCTGCGTTTCCGTCGCAGTTCCTCGCGAAGTTTCTGCCGCCATTCGTCTTGTCCGCTCAGTTTCTCCAGAGCAGTACAACAAACTTCATACTCCTTGGCCGTCATTTCCTTCAGACTGTCTGTCCGGTTCCACGTGTACTGCAGCACGATTTGTTTTTTGAATTCCTCCCGATCGCCCTGATAAGGCAGTTTGTTGAACAATGCATAGAACCGGGCGAAATTGGTTACTTCCTGTGCCATATCATCCTTTCACTTTTTTCTCCACTGAAAGAATTGCCAAACTTATCATCATAAGTTTTACAGACTGGCTGTCCTCTTCAAACAAATCAATATCCGCAACCACAGGCTCACCGCTCATGGTGTTCCATATTTGCTCTACCTCTTTCGTCTTCTTTTGATTCATCAAAAAGAGATACGCGTCATACTCGGAACGGTCAAATTCAAATACGACCTGAACTTTCTGTTTTTCTTCCATACATTCACTATTAAAAGGTTATTCAAACAATACTTTAATGCCACACGAACTGGCTACGTCAAGCTCCAGTTTGGCTCCCTTGCTCAGTTCCCAGTCCTTCAGCATGTAGATATAGTCACAAGCCAGCAACAGGGCAATGTCGGCCCGCATGTGGGCTCTCCAATGAGCTTCATCCGGCAATCCGTTCCTGAAAGGGTTTACAGGATCATAGCCTTGTGCCATCAGTTTCTCCTCGGCACGGCTGAAGGCTTCCTTGCGCTCATTCATATCATAGTGCGCGATGGCTCCGCTGATGTACACTTTCCCGGCACCGGTCGCTTCACCACGTTGAAAAGCCTTGTGTCGTTCCCACCGTTCCGGAACCACCACACTGTAGTTGCACGATTGGCAGCAGCAGCCTTCTTCTTTCACCGGGAACGGATTGTATCCGTAGCCCTCATACTCTTTGCCGCAGATGCAGCACACTTTCTTTTCTTCTTTCTTTTCCATCACTTCAAATCTTTAATGTTTATTTGGCAGGACGGATGCCATACCTGAATATTCCGAGCAAACATCACATCCCTGGTTTCTATCACTACGTGTCCCTTTGTCTTGGCCCTGCGCAGACGGAGGTCGCTTTGTATGTTACGTTCTACCCAATCGTCCACCACGGCCTCCGCTTCCTGTTCTTTCAGGAGTATCTGGTACAGCTTATTCTCCCATTCCATCATTCAAATAATCCTCCATATTATCGTCCTTCAATGTTTTGGCAGCACCTTCTTCCCATATCACGTAGGGCTCACCGGGCCGCTCCATAAAGCGGCTTTTGCACCAGGCTTTGAAACAGCTTACCATGATTTTCACATCGGCATCATATTCCACCTTGCGGGCGCTTCTACCTGCCGGATGAAGCCCCTCGGCATGGCTGATGAAGATAAACAGTTTCTTGGGATGACGTTCCTTGAACTCCTTGTAGGTTTTGTAGTTCAAGCCGCTGTATTGGAAGCTGTCGATAATCACGATTCCGGGACTGCCTCTGCGCCGTAACCGTTCCTCCAATTGCTCCATCGGTTCCCGGTCAAGGATAATCAGCTTCTTTTTCACTTCACCCATCTTGTGCCGTTTCAGGCTCATCTGGAACGACAAACCGGTACTTTCTTCCAAACTGTCATAAATTACGCGTCCGAAGCTACACAGGTACTTGGCCAGCTGCATCACAAAGCTGCTCTTACCGTTTCCGCTGGCTCCCCAAATAATCCACACGCCGCTCTTGGCCGGGTTGCCTATCGAGGTTTGCCAGTCCCCGGAAAACTCGAACCGGGGAATCTTCATGTTCAGCACCTCACCGGGACTGTAGGCTCTCTTCAGTTTCACGGTTACCTCCTTTCAATTCTTCAATAAGAGCATCAGCATAGTCCACAGCAAGTCTGGCAACTTGTTTTATAGACATTATACCTGATGAATTGCTTCTTACTACCGGAAGCATGCTTTTGGCAATTTCATATCTGCGCTGTTCCCAGTCTATCTCATTCGCTTTTCTCATCTCGCGATGGATACCGATAACAGCATCCATCGCTTGCATTTCTATCTTGCTTATCATGCCTGCATCCTCCTTAATTTTTCGATTTCGGTATATACGCGCCGCAAGCCGCCTCCGGTGCTATGAACAATCTTGGCAATGTCGGCACCGTCCGGGGCATTGATTTTTGCGACGATGGCAGCCTGTGCCTTCAGAAACTTTTCGCGTTCCTGCGCATCGTCCGGGGTCACCTTGCTGTAGGAGTCACCGTAGCGGCTCAACATTTCGGTATAGCCCACCTTCTTGCCTTCGATGGCGCGGTTGATCTTCTCCTTTAATCCGTCGGCACCCATCATATACCAGGCACAGCAGCGTTCCGTAGCGTTCCAAAGCGCCTTTAACTCCAGGAAGGCTTCATACTGCAGGTCCCCGGCTTCATCCAGGATAACCAGGGGCGTATCAATCGTGCGCAGGTAGGCCACCAGATCCTCATACACGTCGCTATAGCGTCCGTTGCTGGTCACACCGAATTCCTTGGCAATGTAGCGTATCAGCTTCAGTTTGGTCTTCACCTGGCTACAGTCCACATATACGGCGTGCTTGTGCTGCTTCACGTAAGCTTTCGCTGTAAAGGTCTTGCCGATATTGGGCATATCGCACAGGATGGCACTCAGCCCGCTTCCCTGGCACACTTCCAGCTGCTTGCTCACAAACACGTAGGTCGGGGTCTGTGCTGCCAGCCAAGGTATTTCTGTACGCAGTTGCACGCCTAATCTTCGGGCTATACCTACCCAGTTGGCATCACTGACCTGCTTTTCATAATTGCCCCGCTTGATGGCATTGTAAACGCTGGGGGCTATGCCCAGTGCCGTGGCATGGCGGTTGTCACTGGGATAATTTTCACGGTCGGCGGCTATCGCTGCCACAATACGTTGCTTTACTTCATTTGTTATTTCCATTTGAATGCTGTTTTAAATTCGTTCTAACGTCGTTAATTATATCTTGGCTACTGCATCATGCTCGAAGGCACTGATGTCCATATAGGCTGAGTAATCTTCTTCCTCGGCTTGTGCAGGAAGGGGAACGGCTTCCGCCTGTACCTCTGTTATCAGCTTTGCTTCCTCTTTGGCAAGGATGCCCACACGCTTGATCTTGCCGTCCTTCATCATCTTGTCGAATTGAGCTACATACTTGGACTGTTCGGTATAGGCTGCCTTG